CTGGTCGAACCAGAATGCCAGATCACCCGTCTGCAACATCGCATCGCTCGGAGCCGCATGCTTCGCAAGGATCAGGAACCCCTCGCCGTTGACGCGCACATCCGCGAGGATCCCTCCAGAGGACATCCCGAGTGCTACGAGCAGATTCCCGAACAAGACATCTGGCGTTGTCCCGTTAGCGAACTTCAGATACATCGCCGTAGCGTTCGCTTCGGCTGGCCTTGCACTCATACCTTGACCGGGCGAGATCGATACTTGCCCGTTACCGTCAGACTCGAAGAGTTGGAGCGCCGGGTCGTTATCCGCGGGACCACTGATGTTGAGATCGAAGTTGCCCATGTCCACGAAGGGCGAGCCCCCGTTGTCCACGTTCGGGTCCGCGTTCACGATGAACGCGCTCGTACCCTCATCCTGCGACCCAGCTGGCATATCCACCGTGAACGGCACTTTGGTCGCGTCATCAGTGGTCGCCGTGACATCGCCGTTCCCACCATCGGTCCACTGATCAGGGAGTCCGCTACCTCCGGGAGCCCCTCCTGCCGCTAACGCGGGATGGAGTGCGAGTTCGAGGTCGTCGAGCGCGGCAGTGGCACCATCGAGGTCATCATTGGCGATGAGCTTCTGCGCGGCAGCCTCGGCGACGCGGTGTTCATGGCTGACGCTGCTCAGCTCACGCAGGCGGTCCTGTAGGTCAGTGCGTCGGGACATCTTCGAGCCTTTCTGCGATGAGCCGGCGCATCGCCTCCGCCGAACGCGAGGCCCGCCGGTATTCCACGATCAGGGGCTGCGCCTCCTGGTAGTCCTTCTGCCCGGGCCACAGGTCCCGTCCCGAGCGCCCGATCCGATCGTGGTTCAGATGGATGCAGGCGCCACGGATGACCTTCGGTGTTCCGAACAGGGCCGAGAGCGACTGTGCGAATGCAACGTCCTCGGAACCCCACCCCTTGAACCGTTCGTCGAGACCACCGACCTCATCGAACGCTTCGCGCGACACGAGCAGCGGCGGAGCCGGCTGATACGGCCCTCGGTGTTCGAGCTTCCGGCGATCCTCCGGTCGGAGACTGCCGTCCCATGGCGACGCCAGGATCCGAGCCGTCGCTTCGGGGCCGAGCTTGATCTTCATCCCCCAGGGCTTTGCCCATGCTCTGCCGCTCGAGACCCAGTGATGGGCCTGTCGAACCTGAGCGGCGGGGACCCAGCTGTCCGCGTCCAGGATGTAGAAGACCTTCCCCGTCGCGCGAGCTGCTGCGCGGTTGAGCGCGGCGGTCTTACAGAACGGGACGCCGTCATCGGTACCGACGACGACCTCCGCTTCCGGGAGTTCGCGTTCGAGCAGATCCTGGATGACCGCCCAGAGCTTCGCGCGCTGCTGGGACTCGCTGTCATCACGGAACGCGACGAGGATGCTGAGCTCGCTGTCCGGAGGAGGCTCTCCTGCCGGTGCCGGCGGAGCCGGCCTTACTCGAGAAGGCCTGACCCGAGGAGGCCGAGGAGCTCTCGGCTGCTGGCGTCTCCGACGGCCGTAGGCCGCGACGAGCTGATCGCGGACCTCCGGATGCTTCACCGAGTGGATGAAGATGGCGCCGCGAAGGACCTGCTGCGCCATGCGCCGAGCTCCGTCGACGCCGCGCGCTTCCTGGCGGTGAACGTAGTTGTGACCCAGCTCCTTCGTCTCCGGGATGGCTCCGTGCTTCCAAGCGGGGAAGCTGCGGCCGTCCGGATAGGAGCGATGCTCGACGCCCGCCTCGCTTGCGAGCGCGACCATCATCCAATCGATGAACGGTGTGATCGGGTGCGCCTCGATCGGTCCGACCGCGAGCAGCTTCTCGATCGTCTGCCGGGTCAGGAAGTACGGCGGGTGGAACGCGATCTTCGGGTAAGGGGACGGATGCGGCCGGGTCTCGCGGACCTCGGTCGACCAGATCGTGTTCTCGGCGTTCTCGTACAGGTACGCCGGCAGCTCCGGCGACAGGCAGAACGAGTCGGCGTCGTTGAGCAGGAAGTACGTCTGCGGATACTCGAGGAGGAGCTTCAGGTGCTCGCGTTGCCGATCGAGCGACCCCTGGCCGAAGTAGCCGGCCTGCCCTGCGGAACGGCACTCCACTCCCTCGATCCGCACGGGTGCGTCCTCCGGGGACAGCACCAGAACGGGACACTCATGGTGGACATATTGGGGCATGAAATCGCGGACGAGGTCAGCATCCCCGGCATAGCAGTGGACGACGACCAGCGTGTCCTCGTTCATCGAGCCGCCTCGGTCAGCACGAGAGACTCGGTCAGCCATGGCGGCACCGGCTCGGGCGTCGGGAGCGCAGGGCCCGTCATCCGCTCGCGCAGGGCCGCGATCTGTAGGTCGCGCCGGTGGATCATCTCCGGCGAGTAGAAGCGGCTCCGCATCCCTTCCCAGCCTCCGACGGCTTCGCGCGCGGCTTCGCCCTCGCGGTAGGTCGGGTCGCTCCCTCCCCTACGGAAGTGCGCGATGCGGATCCCGCGCAGGTAGACGACGCGGCCGAGCTCGGCGGCCATCGCCCAGATCCATTCGTCTGCATACCAGCCCTGGAAGTCCGGTGGGGTGAAGCCGCCCGCCTCGATCCAGTTCCGTGGACGAACGGGTTGACCGGAGCTTTCCGGGCGGTTCCGTCGTTCCCGTAGACCATCAGGATCCGGTCGGGGACCTGAGCGAACGTCGCCTCGACCAGGACGTCCCAGCCCGGCGTCTGGAAGACGATGTCGTCGGCCGCGAGCATCGCGACGTCGCCGGAGGCCATCTCCCAGGCGTTCGACCAGAGCCCCGACGTGCAGAGGCTCCCGTCGATGTACGGCCTGGGTCCGCTGCCGTAGATCACGCGCGGATCCTGCGGGTACTTCTCAGCCGTCGCATCGTCTGAGTCCAGCCACGCGCAGACCTCGAAGTCGCGCGCTGCCGTCGCCTTCGCCGAGCGGAGCATCGTCTCGAACCGTCGGGGCCGACCGCGTGTCGGGACGCAGAGCGAGATCACGTCTCGAACCATTCGATCGTCTTTGCGAGGCCCAGGGCTAGTGGCGTGCTCGCCCGGAAGCCGAAGGCCTCCGCTGCGCGGGAGACGTCCATCCAACGACGGGCGACGCCGTCGGGCTCGCTGCGGTCCCACCAGATGTCTCCGGCGTAGCCGTAGAGCTCCGCGATCTGCTCGGCCACCGCGGCGATGGGCTGCTCCTCCCCCGTTCCGATGTTCACGGGTTCGGGGTCGTCGTAGAGGTAGGTCGCCCTCGCGATCGCGTCCGCGGCGTCCTCCACGTAGAGGAACTCGCGCGAGGCGCGGCCCGTGCCCCAGCACCGCACGCCCTCGAACTCCTGCCGCGTGGCTTCGCTGAAGCGCCGGATGAGAGCCGGGATGACGTGAGAGGTCTCGGGGTCGAAGTTGTCTCCGGGCCCGTAGAGGTTCGTCGGGATCAGGTGGATCCCGTTGAACCCGTACTCGTCCCGATACGCCTGGCCCTGCGCGAGCAGGAGGCGCTTCGCGATCCCGTAGGGCGCCGTCACCTTGGCCGGATAGCCGAGCCAGATGTCGGACTCGCGCAGCGGCAGGTCCGCGTCCTCGGGGTACTCGCAGGCCGTGCCGATCGTCACGAACTTCTTGATCCCCGCGAGGCGGGCGCGCTCCATGAGCTGTAGGCCCATGATCGCGTTGTCGTGCAGGAAGCGACCGGGATGCGCCTCGTTCGCTCCGATGCCTCCGACCGCAGCAGCCAGATGGACCACGACGTCAGGGAGGCTGTCGACGAAGACCTGCGTCACGGCGGCGGCGGAGCGCAGGTCGTACTCGCTGCTCCTCGGGACGAAGACGTCATGGCCGTCGCTCCGCAGCCGGCGGACGACCGAGGTCCCCAGGAAGCCGGCTCCGCCGGTCACCAGAATCCTCATGCGACTCGTGCGCCCTTACGAAGGTTGCAAGGTGGACAGGTCGCCTGAACGTTGTCGAAGGTATTCGTACCGCCTGCGCTGAGCGGAACGATGTGGTCCTTATGCCACCGCTTAGGGTCAAGGGTCACATCGCAGATTTGACAGCGCCCGCCATCACGAGCGAGCACATCGTCGCGTGTGTGGCCATCGGTGACTGCACCCGCAAGTCGCGCACGTCCCCGAGATCCGCGATCTGGGTCCCATAAGGCTCGCGCCCTCTCCGGATTAGCCTTCCTCCAGGCCCTCGCGTTGGCTCGCGCTTGTTCTAGGTGTGCATTCCGCCACTCCAGACTCGCTGCTCGGCTCTTCTCACGATTCTGACTTTGCCAGCGACGTGATGCTTCCCGAGTCGTATCGCGGTGAGACAGGCCCCAGCGTCGGTTCGCCTCGGCACGCTTTACGACACAGCGCCACCGTCCACCCTGCGGCGTGCGTTCCTTGGACCAACGCATCGCCGCGCCATGGCAAGAGCACTCTGGCCGAGCTACCACGAGCCTGCCAACTGATCACCCATAGGGTCAGCATTAAACTCAGCCCTTCCAGTGACGAGAACGTCCAGGGCCTCCTTCGTCTTCACCGAGTGCAGGAAGATGATCCCTCGGGTCCGGACGCTCGCGTAGACCCGAGCGATCTCATACGGCGCCCAGATTGGTCGACTGATCCCATCGGAGAACGCCTGGCTCTTCAGGCCTGCGGCCTGGGTCATCAGGGCGAACCACCAGTCGATCAGCTTCGCCCACGGTGGAAGCAGCTTCATCGAATGATCGGAGACGGCGAGCAGTCGCTCGAGGACGCCCCGCGAGAAGAAGAGCGGCGGCTGGAACGCATTCGGCACCGTCTCGGACCAGTCATCGGCGCCGACGCTCCCGGCGAACCGAGCCGTCGGTGAGGCGTTGTAGAAGACCGTATCGGGCTGGTGGATGTAGTCGGGGAGCTGGGGCTCCAGGCAGACGGAGTCCGAGTCGTGCAGCAGGAACCACCGCTCCGGGTAGTCCAGGAGCAGCTCGAGGTGAGCCCGCTGACGCTCGAGCGAGAGCTGGCCCGTGTACGCCCGACACCCGGCGAATCGTGACTCGATCCCATGGATCTCGACCGGCGCGTCCTCTGGAGACAGGACCAGGACGGGCGCTTCGTGGTGCACGTACTGGGGAAGCGCGTTCTCGACCCGGAACGCATCGCCGGCGTAGGCGTGCACGACGACCCGCGTGTCTTCGTTCATCCGAGATCCGCGTCGACCATCAGGGAGACCAGCTCTTCGAAGCCGACCTCCGGCTTCCATCCGAGCTCGCGCTGAGCCTTAGACGCATCGCCGAGGAGGACCGGCGGGTCGACCGGCCGATAGAACCTCGGATCGGTCGTGACGTAGTCCTCCCAGAGGAGGCCTAGGTAGCCGAAGGCAGCCTCGAGGAACTCCCTCACGGAGTGCGTCTCGCCCGTGGCGATCACGTAATCGGAGGGCGCGTCGGCCTGCAGGATCAGCCACATCGCTCGGACGTAGTCGCGCGCGTGACCCCAGTCACGCTTCGCGTCGAGGTTCCCGAGGACGAGCTTGTCGGCGCGGCCGGCCACGATCTCAGCGAGACCGAGCGTGATCTTCCGCGTGACGAAGTCGACGCCGCGGCGCTCGCTCTCGTGGTTGAACAGGACACCGTTCGCCGCGAACATCCCGTAGCTCTCGCGGTAGTTGACGGTCATGTGATGCGCGTACACCTTCGCCGCGGCGTAGGGCGAGGCCGGATGGAACTGATCTCCCTCCGACGTCGGGACCTTCGGGCACATCCCGAACATCTCCGAGGAGCCCGCCTGGTAGAAGCGTGCTTCGGGCTTCATCCTGCGAAGCAGCTCGAGCATCCGAGCGCAGCCGAGGCCGGTCACGTTCCCGGAGAACTCCGGGGTCTCGAAGCTGATCCGCACGTCCGAGAGCGCGCCGAGGTTGTAGACCTCGTCCGGATCCGCCTCAGCGATGACGCCGGCAAGGCCGGTCGCGTCGGTGAGGTCGGCATGATGCAGGACCAGCTGGTCGCGGAAGCCGTCGAGACGGTCGGTGTTCGGCAGGCTCGAGCGGCGGATCGTCCCGTGGATCTCGTAGCCCTCCGCGAGGAGGAGCTCGGCGAGGTAAGACCCATCCTGTCCGTTGATCCCCGTGATGAGTGCTCTTCGCATCCGGCCTCCTGCAGGGGTGAACGGGAGCGGCGGCTCCCGCTCACCCCCTTCGGAGTGGGCTTGATCGGTGAAAGAGGGACCGGTCAGGCCCGGGTCTTACGAGTTGCCGTTCTGCATGACCGCGAATGGGTAGCGGTCAGCGTCGACGGCCTCCGGCCGCTGGCGCGTGATGTTGTTCGCCACGACGAACGCGAACCGAGCCACCGCGCGGAGCGCGGTCGAGTCCTGCTGCATCAGGTTGAGCACCACGTTCCCCGACTCGTCCGAGACGACGCCCTCGGTGAAGACGCGGTAGGTGATGTCCTGCCGGATGCCGACGAGACCCTGCTCGTAGGCGCCGAGCACGTCCAGGACGGAACCATCCCAGGCGCCGTTGCCGAAGATCGCGTAGGTCTCGCCGAAGATCTGGCCCGACCCCGCGTCCCCGATGTTCTGGTAGATCGGCTCGCCCGATCCCGAGGCCCGGGCGTTCCGGAGCTGGGACCGGAGGCGACGCGGACCTGCGTGGCCCGAGACGTCGAACCCGTCGTCCTCGACGAACGCCATGGCGTTCGAGATGTCGATCCCGATGTCGTCGCCGTCGCCAAGCTGCACCTCGTGGCCTGCCGCGACCGCTTCGGGGACGATGCCGTCGAAGGCGGTCCACTCGGCCGGGATGTCGTCGCCGAAGAAGATGGCCGCGTCGAGCTTCTCGCCCATCGACTCCGCGATGCGGGGCTGGACCTCGGACCACATGTCGTAGTCCTGGTCGTCGAACACGCTCTGCGGGACCGGCACGATGCACGCGAGCTCCCCCGCGTTCAGGTACTTGTTCCCCCAGAGCTGCTCGGTCGTCTGCTTCAGACCGGTGTCCCCACCGACCCAGTAGCTGATCGGGAACGCGGTCAGCGCAGGCTTCCGCTGCTGCGCCCGGGACATCGGTGTCGTGCGGAAGAGCTGCAGGGCTGCTGACCGCGTGACGGTCTCCTGCAGGATCTCTCTCGCGACGTCTTCCGGCATGAGCGCTTGAGCATCTGCGCGCTCGATGCTGTCGTCGTAGGTGCCTGGCATCGGTTCTCCTTCCGGCACCTACGAACGAGGTGCCTGGTCTATGCCCGTCCGGCCTTCTCCCGGATCAGGTCGTTCATCGTCTTCTGCGCCGGAGGGGTCCTCCGGACGCCTCCATCGAAGCCGCCACCGCGCGAGCTGAACTCGTGCGGGTGGGCCTTCTTCAGCGCGTCGACGAGGGCAGGAACGTTGGCTGGATCGCCGACGGCGTCGAACTCCATCTCCGCCCGGTCGAGGAGCCGATACACCGTCTCCGGTGCGATGGCGCCCGCCTTGCGGGCTTCCTCGAACACGACCGCGCGAACGCGGCTGTCCTGCGCCTCCTGCTCCGCCTCGAGCCGCTTCTGCTCGGACTCCGCGATCTGCTCCTGGAGCTTCTCCAGGTCCGTCTTGTTCGCGGCGTCCGTCTGCGCGACCTTCGTGCGGAGGTCCTTCAGCTCCTTCTCGATCTCGCGAGGGAGCTTCGTTCCCTTTTCGAACTCGCGGAGCTTCTTGATCGTGTCCAGCGCGCCGGCGGGATCGTCGACGCCTGCCTCCTTGAACTTCGCGGCCAGCTCGAGCGCGGCCGCGACCTCGGGAGACTGCTGCCCTCCCTTATCGGCTCCGCCCTTGTCGCCTGCGTCCGGCTTCGCGCCGGGATCTGGTGCGTCAGGCATCGCGCCTGGCTCCTTCCTGCGGCGTCGCGCCGCTACTGCGCCATCCGGACGATCGAGTCCGGTGGCGTCTGGTTGAGCTTCCGGTAGAGCGTGACGAGCGCCCTCGCGGCGCTTCGCTTCGATGCGGGCGTGGCCGTGACCCCGCCGCCGGCGCCGGCAAGCCGCCCTGCAGCCGCGTGGACGCCGTTGATGTTGAGGTCGCCGTTCGGCTCCTTGACCGGCAGCTTGCAGGCGGCCTTCGACCAGCCCGCTCGCGGGCCGGTGTTCTCGTTGATGAGGCTCGCGTCGCAGTAGTTGCCAGCGTCCGGATAGTCGGACTGGCTGAACTGGCCCCATGGCTTCGTCGAGATCGCCATCTGACCTCCCCCTACTGCGCGGGCACGACCGGCTCTGCGGCCTGCGTGCCGGTGGCCGCCGGCGGCTTCGCGACTGGAGCTCCGTCCTTTATGAGCTGCTTCATCCGGTCGATGTCCTGCGGCGAGAACCAGCCCGACTTCTCCCAGAGGATCTCCGACGGCACGCCGAGCGACGCGAGCTTCACGGTCGCGTCGATGTGCTCGGACTCCGTCCGGGACTCAGGATCCGCCCAGATCGTCTCTCCTGCCCGCGCGGCCTCAGCCTTCGACTCCTGGCCGTCGACCTTGAACGCGAGTCGCATGACGTCTTCCCAGCTCTCGCCGAAGTGCCGCATCCGCCGGCGCACCTTCGAGACGAGTCCCGTCTCCGCAGCCTTCAGCGCCTCGCCCGAGGGGAAGTTCCCCATGTTCGCGAGGAAGTAATGCGGCGGGGTCGAGGACCGCGACGCGAGGTGCTGGATCGCCATCCCGATCGCACCCGTGTAGTTCGCGAGGTCGGAGGCCTGCAGCGTCCCGAACTGTGCGTCGGTCGATTCCGTATGCAGGAACCGGTCCATCGCCATCTTCATCACGTCGATGCGCGGCTGGCCGGTCTCGGGATCCGTCGGGACTTCGACCCCGGTCGCCCACCGCTGGGCGAAGCCGGCGTACTCCGAGGCGACGAGCATGTCCATGAAGAGCTTGTTGATGGCGTTCTGCAGCGGGATCAGCTGCACGATCTCGGACTGCGGAGGCCCGACGAGCCGTGGCCGGTTGCAGAACGGCACGACCGGGACTTCCTTCAGCGGGTTCGGCAGCGGCCAGGCTTCGTCCGGGGTCTCGCGCGGGATCCAGGTGATCCGGACCTGATTCGAGCGCAGCTTGTCCTTCGAGATGAACTTGTAGACCTCATCCGGGAGGTACAGCGTCGCGAAGGCGAAGCCGTCGTCATCGCGCCACTTCTTCAGCGCGGCGAGTCGCCGCTTGCGGTATCCCGGCGCCGACTCGCAGATCATCTGCTGGGCGCTCTCCCCGGTGATCTCGGGGTAGGCGTCACCGGGCCCGACCAGGACGTAGGACTCCGCGTCGACCAGCCCGTCGGTATGAACGAGCGGAGACTCGGCGTCCATGCCGTTCGCCTGCCAGTAGTCCCACGCCTGGGTATCTCCGGTCGTCAGGTCGGCCTGGTCGTCGGCCGGGACCCGGAACCCCTCGACGTTGAGGCGCTCCTCGACCGCATCGACGACGATCTGCATCCAGTTATCCGCGAAGGCAGAGAACGTGAGGCCGAAGGCCTTCCGGAACTGCTCCGTCGCGAACGCGAGCTTCTGGCGCCCGTCGTAGTAGTCCTCGAAGACCTGGATCCGCTGGGCGCGCTCGGCCAGCTGCTTCTCGAGGCGAACGAGCCACCACTCCGGAGAGCCGGCCGCATAGTTGCCCTTCGCGCTCACCGGAGACAGGGGCGCTCCTTGGACCTGATCCTCGATGTCTGGTCCGTTCACGACGAGTCTCGCGGGAACGCTCATGGGCCTCCTAGAAGTCGACGCCGCCGAGAACCGCAGCCTTCTTCGGCACATCCAGCAGCGCGCGGCGGAGCGCCATCTCGCAGGCCGCGATCCCGCTCACGTTCTCGGTCGATGCTCGGCGGTCGATGCGCGTGATCTTCGTCGCCGATTCCTTCACGCGGAGGTGTGTCACCTGCCAGGCCGCGATCGGATCGCCACCGTGGGCGAACTCCGCGTCGCGGCCGCTGCCGGCCATGAGCATCCGCTCCCAGTCGAGCAGGGCGGACGACGGGTTCGAGGCGTACAGCGGGACGAGCTTCTCGTCGAGCTCGTTCACGAGCGGCGAGATGATGCCGACCGCTCCGTTCGGGTCGTAGCCCATCTCTCGGAGGTCGAACTCCTTCACGAGCTGGCGGATCTCTTCGGTGTGCCGAGCGACGTCGGTCACGTTCCCGTCGGTCAGTCGCAGCCACCCGTCGCGCTCCCAGGCCTCGGCATGTCCCTCGGTCCGGCGCATCAGATCCTCGAACGTGTCCTCCGGAAGGAACCAGCGCCAGCGAGCCCACCAGCCCGCGCCCTCCGGGTTCCGTTGCAGGATCGCGATCGCCGACAGGTCGGAGCTCGACGACGCGCAGAGCCCGAGCCAGACCGGCTTCCCCTTGAGCTTCTCGGCGACGACGCTCCCGGCCGCGTTCGGCCACGCCTCGGCGCCGGCCCAGGACGAAGCGGTCACGCCGCCCCGGATGTTCAGATGCAGACGCTTGAACACCGGCAGGAACGACGGACGGACCTTCGCCTTCTCGGCCTTCTCGATCAGGTACTCGCGCGTGGGCGAGATCGGGTAGTTCGGATTCGCCTGGATCCAGGTCTCTTCGGAGAACGGGTCGGCGTCGTCCTCGGCCTTCCAGATCACGACCCAGACGGCCGGGTTCAGCGCGGCACCGTCGGCGAGCGAGATGGCGTAGCCGTGCTTCTCGGCGTAGATCGTCGTCTCGTCATCGGTGCCGGCGGTCGTGATGTACCAGACGACGGGCTCCGACCGCGCGGCGGTGCCGGTCTCGATCGCGTCGATCAGATCACGCTTCTTATGGAGGTGGACCTCGTCGACCGCAGCCGCCGAAGGATTCAGCCCGTGGACCGCCTCCGCGATCTTCGAAAGTACGCGGAAGATGGATCCCGAACGCGGCACGCGCATGACCGAGGTCAGGACCTCGACCCGACCGCGCAGCGCCGGTGCTCGACGGACGACCGTCTGCCCTTCGCCGAAGACCTGGCGAGCCTGCTCGGTCGACGTCGCCAGCGCGTACACCTCGCCGCCCATCTGACCGTCCGCGGTCAGATGCACGATCAGCACGCGAGAGACGAGCGAGGACTTCCCGTTCTTCCTCGGGATCTCGATCCAGACCTCGCGGATGATCCGCCGGCCATCGGGGAGCTTCCAGCCGAAGACCGGCCCGATGATCCAGACGATCTGCCACGGCTCCGGATCGAACGCGGTCCCCGCCCAGCGGTCCTTCGTATGCGGCAACTTCCGCAGGACCCGGATGACCTTCGCGACCGCAGGAGCGTCGAAGTAGGCACCGTCGACCAGCGGGATCGGTGACTGGTGTTTCGGAGGTGATCGGTCCCAACCCTCGAGCGAGCGGCCGATGAGTGCCTCGAGCTCACCGATCGCCTCAAGGGGTATCGGGCAGGTGACCTCAGATGTCGTCGAAGTCACTGTCGAGCCTCCCGCCCTCTCGCGCCTCCAACCGCGATGCCGGCGAGAGCCCGAGCTGGGGGATGTAGCGGTACCAGGACTGGCGCAGATGCGCGACGTATCCGAAGATGCGCGGTGGGATCGGCTCGGCGGTGGTCCCAGAGGTCCAGATCATCCGCTCGGCTTCCTCGAGGCGCGCAGCGCAGAGGGCCGCGTCCTGGAGCGTGATCTCGTCGATGATCGCGAGCACGCCCTGCGGGTCGAGGATCGAGACCCAGAGCTTCCACAGATGCTGGGCTCGGCGGCGGATCCGCGTCGCACTCGCCTTGGGGAAGAAGCCGTCAGCCGCAGGCTGGAGCTCCGTCCATCGAGGTTCGGGAGGAGTGCCCGGCGGAAGCAGGATCGGGTCCGGACGAGCCTTCGCCCGCTTGTCGCCCTCCTTGACGGCCTGCAGATGCGGCTTCCGCGCAGGGCCCCGCTTGTTCCCAGCCATCGGGACCTCCTGGGAGCGTTCCGCGTAGCGGAATCGTCCGAAAACCTGCGACGTCGCGCGCGAGGCAGCCGCTAACCCCTGCGCGGGAATCTGGGAAGAGGGGTTACCCCACCCCCGCCTGCGGCGATCGGCCAGGGTCTTCAGCCAGTGGCACCAGCCACATAGAGCCTGGACGTTCTCGCGAACGAGAGCTGCTCCGCCGTCGATGAGCGAGACGATGTGATCCGCCTGCTCGGTGGGCCGGCCGCAGCGCCCAGACCGAGGGCCCCAGCCGGGACAGAAGGGCTCTTCGCGGCGGACCCTCGTGCTCAGGTCTCGCCACTGGCGCGAGCGGTAGAAGTCCTCGAAGGGGTGGCCCTCCGCTCCGCGGCGGTGCCTGGCGCAGCGCGCTCCTCGGGTCGCCTTCTCGGTACAGCCGGGGAAGGTGCAGGGGCCGCGCGGGGCGCGGGGCACTACCTCGCTCGGAGGAGCAGGGCCACGCCTGCGGCGATGAGGCCGACGCCGATGACGAGGAGCACGTCGAGATCTGAGAGCTGATCGTGGAACAGAGCTGCTGCTCCGCAGACGATGGCGACCACGGAGAGACCTCGCTCGAGCAGACGCTGCGTCACATGGGACCTCCTGGGTTCAGATACGACAGAAGGCCCGCCCCGCTCGTGGGGACAGACCTCCAACATGGCGGAATGTTACATGGATGTGATTCGACGTCAATCGCTGTAGCTCATGCGGTCCTGTTCATCAGGCCCGTCCATCGCCTGAGCTCGGCGAGTTCGAACTCCCTGCGCGCCTTCCTGACGATCAGCCCTTCAGGTCGTTGCTTCCCCGTGCGCCGGCGGTACACGTAGCAAATCCTGCACTCCTCCCTGATCGTGCGCGCGTCTACTCCGCAGGTCGTGCAGCTCATGGCTTCGGCTCTCCTTGTTCCCACGGTGGCTCTGGACCATAGATGTGCCAGTCATCGAACGCGCCGTCTTCGGCGAACTGGCAGGCATAGAGCAAGATCCAGGGGTCATC